TGATAGTTTGTAATGCTGGTAGATAGTCCAACTTCCAAACGTAAATAAGACTGTGAAAGTACAGCCTGTCCTAGCGAAAAACCAGCGCTATTGATAGCCTGTTTCGCTTTTTCAAATGCAAGGCGTGTGCCTACTGCTGTTGCCATTTTTTTTGTTGCCCTGTTCGTTGGCCCAGGGCTGGGCTTTTAGTTTAAATAAAGGTGAATACAGGTGTACTATTGTTTAGTATTCATCGTCCTCATATCCTGCGAGTACAGAAAGATTGTCTCCTGCCATCACTGTATCATCTCCAGCAATAACAGAAATATTATCTGGTACTTCGCCAACAGTTACAGGAAAAGTCATAGTGTCGTCCATTGCACCTAGTGCTGGTACGATATTACCTACTAATCCTGCACCTCCTGCTGCGATCATTCCATTACCTAGAGCCTTACCCACGTCGCCTTTAACGATCATTGGGAAAGCTACTCCGATAGCCAGGACTGCCGCATTTTTAATGCGTTCATCTGCTACAGGAATGAAGCCAGCTACTTTTTTACCAATAACTGCACCAGCAATAATGCCTAGCGCACTTGCAATGTTGGCCTTGCCAACTGCACCCATACGTCTGCGACTATGTCTGCGCTTTGTATGGTGTTTTTTACGTCTTGCCATTTTTGTTTTTTATATTGTGTTAATACGTCCGTTACCATAGTAGCTTATCAGCAAAATAGCCTGGCGATCCTTTCACTTTTCTATCTCTTTCATGCCTGGCCTTGTAAAGTTTTCGGCGCTGATCTGCTACCTTTTTACCGAATAACTTTTTGTAGGTAGGATAGTCCAGGTAACCCCTGGCGCCTACACTCGTTACAAAGTTTCCTTTTCTGTCATAAACATCAAGTTTTTTATCTGCCTTACTGCTGGGCCTCACTTTTACATTTAGTCGCTTTGCCTGGGCCAGCGTGTAGGGTAAGATTTTATACATTATTTAATTTGCTTTTTTAATTCTCTAAAATGTGTTTTTAATTCTTTTAGATAATTAGAATAAACTTTTAATCTTCTTTTTACTTCTTTAATATCTTCTTTTTTGAAATGTTTATATTTTAAGCCACTTTTTAATCTGTCAATAGCTATTTCAGTATTACTTATCCTGTTAGCAGTTTGATTTAATTCTCCTAGCAAATGTCCTGTAGGATCTTTAATCCCACTCATTACTCGGATATTCACGTTATGGCTTTTAGTATCTGTGTGCATTTCTGTACCCTTACTTTTTTTAGCCTTAACTTTTGTAGCTGATTTTTTCTTAACTGCACCTAATGCTGATTTTGATAAACTTTCTTCATTTATCCAATTAGAATAACCGTCTTTAATTTTTAATTTGTAAACAAATTTATCTTTTGCATTAGGTTTTGATAAACTTTCCCAGGGTACAAATTTTTTGTAAGATATTGGCGCTTTATATTCTTTATTTTGATAACTGAATACCATATCGCCAACTTCATATTTAGAATTTTTAGCAGCACCTAATTTCTTACCAGCGCGTCCTTTACTATAGCTGATTGCCCAGGCTTGCTTTACAGCTTGTGCCTGTGTAAGTTTAGGATTCTTTTTGCGTAGTTTTTTAGCTTCAGCTACTACTGCTTTAAATTTAGCCCTGGCTGCTCTTTGTTTCGCTGTCATTTTACTTTCTAGTTACAAAATACAGAACAGCTGCGCCGCCCAGTATTAAGGGTAAAAAATTAGGTTTGCTAGTTGCAGTTGTTTTATCAAAGCTAGGCGTTTGAGTTATCGCCATTGTTGGCCCTTGATCCTCTAGTGCTTGATCTGCTGTATCAATATCTGAAGCTGTTACTGCTGCTTTAGGCTCTAGTGCTTTTTTTGCCAATTCTTGTGCTTTTTTATTTATAGCGTCCTTTCCAATTTCTACTAATTCTGCTGGATCTACTCCGATTGATTTTAGAAATTCCGCAGCTTTTACTAAAATAGGCGCTGCTGCTGTAGCTGCTGCCGCTGGCGCTACTCCGATTGAATCGTAACCAAAGATCCTTTTTTTAGTAGATCCTTTTTCCCAGGCTTTTTTTAGTGCTTCAGTTTGTCCTCCAATGCCCTCCCAAAAGTTTTGCAACTTTCCAGGCGCTTTAGCCCAGGCTGCTTTCATTTTTGTAGCAAGTCCAGCAAAGTTGATAGATACTAATAGCAAAAATGCGTTTCTGCTAGGCGAAGCTGCTACTTTTAAAACTGCTTTTGCACCTTTCTTTAGAACTTGTCCAGTAGTACGTCCAGCAGCTTTGCGAGCAGCTTTAACTTCCGTTGCCGCTGCTTGTTTCGCCGCTTTAGTCGGCGCCGCTTTTTTTGCTGCTTTAGCAGTTTTTAGCGCTGCTTTTTGTTGGGCTGTTGCGCCAACTCCACTTATTGAATATAATGCCATAGGTTTTCTATCTGTTGCGTATGTATAATTCTTGTGATAATTAAACTCACTTAATACAGGATCTATCCAAATTTCGTTAGCCGTTCCAGGATTGACTACCACAAAAACATGCTGCGGCTCTTTGTTAAACATTCTGTAGCTAGCAAATCTGTAGTGAAACGGTATGCCTAAATTCTGCAAAATTCCTCCAGCAAATAAGCTGTAATGTTTGCAGTCGCCATATCCTTGCGCTAGGATTGCTGACGGACTTTTAACAGTCTGTTTGTTTCCTGGCTCAATAACGTATCTAACATTGTTTTTCAAAAATGTCCAAATTTTTCTAGCTGTAGCTTTTCTAGATCCTCCATTAAAAAAAGAACTGATTTTACTATAATCCTGCGCGTGTCTTTTATGTGCGTCAAGTATGGCGTCTATTATGTCACCAGTACTTTGATCGTGAGTTAAAACTTCCTGCCTATTTTTGAATGGCTGAAGCCTACCCATTAAAACTTGCGCATCCATTACTAGATCGTTTTGCTTTCACTTACAGGCACTACCAAGCCATCAACATTTGCTGTTCCGTCAAATGTAGCCTTGATAGATCCTACAGGATTAGTCAATAATTCACGAACTGACTGAAAAACTCCAGTTGCACTAGGTCTAGCTGTTAGTTGTAACGTACTTTCTGCATTAGGTAAAACTTTCTGATCGCCAAATGCTGAAACATTAGCCAGGTACTTATCATTGACGCTAATTGATCCAGTAATAGATTTTATAGTAATAGTTTGATTAGTCGGATTCTGTACTGCCATTTCTACTTTGATAGTCGGCGAGAATAAACTGCCGCCAGGTCGCAGGGATCGTAGAAAAAAATTTGCTTTTTGGCCAAAGCGGTATTTAGATAAGAGTAAGAGTGCAGCAGCGCCGCCAACTATCCAAAGTAAATTTCGCATTTCCTAGTGGATCTGCGGCTTTTTATGTACCTAGTCGTTTGTTGTTCCGAAAGTAAAAAACTACAATGAAAATTCCAAATCAAACTGCCGAAAATTACGTTTTTTCAATGTTAATAACTCACTTTCGTTTTGTATGTGCAGGCCTTTATGGGGCCGTACACCTACAAAACGAAGTTACAGAAAAAATGTGAATAAATAATGTTTTTACCCTAAAATTTTATTAACAATTTTTGTTACCTGTATTGACCTTTATTTAAAAAGAGTAAAATCAAGCATATAGACACAAAAAAGCCCTGGTAGAAACCAGGGCCGCTTGCTTGCATATGTGAAACCTTATCTGCTTATGTGATCACGAATATAGGACTTATTTCTCAAAATCGCGTATAAGCCACGTACGGCGTTCAAATTTCGCCGATTCCTTGTCATACCAGTTAATGTACCAAGCGCCCGATTTTAGGGCAAATTCGGCAAATCTGATAGCGCTACTGATATTTCGGTACTTTCTAGGCCGTTTCGTGCCAGGCTTAAAAAAAATTATTGCAGTTTTTAATTCTTTTGCCATTATTTACTATTTTTACTGTGAATACAGGTGACTTTGCGGTTAGTTCCGTAGTCGTTTGTCAGTAGCCAGTTGAGTTTTACTCCTGGCTACTTTTGTTTTAGAAAGGTAGGTCGTCAATCATAATGCTATCTACACTACCCTCGGACGTTCCTGTTCCCATAGGCATTTTAGGTTGAAAAGCTACGTTACTAGGGTTAGGATCTTTTTCGTCTTTTTGTATAAAATAGATCCTTAAATAATTTTTACCGTCTTTACTTTTGTTTACCCAAGCTGATAATAAATAACGCTTGTTTTCAATAACAGCATTACCTGAATAATCGGGGTGTGTCATTTTTCCGTCTGGCTTACGATTGTTTTTAAAAATCGCGCCGCTGTTGTTTTTAGTTTCCATAATTATTGTTGTTCAGATTCCTCTGTTCCCAGGTTAAGATTTTAAATTTTATGCTTGGACTATATTGAGATAAATATTCAATACCTACTAGTTTTTTATCAATAAAAAGACGGTATCCAACGTGAAAAATTTTAATTTGCGTAAAATTTTGATATTCATAAATAATTCTAGTTTGATACATTTTTTGTTTAATAATCATTTAGAATTTTTTATTTTTGTAAAATATTTTTTAGATTTTATTGCCTTTTTTTTAGGCTTATATTGCTGTTCTTTTTCATACAGTTCATAAATAGGTTTACCATTTTGATAGTAAATATTTTTAACTATTTTATTCATTATTAGATATGTATTAAAATCAATATCTAATAAATTGTAATATTTAAAATTTTTTTTCCATTTTTCGTAATGATCTTGTATTTTTTTCATTTTCTATTTTTTAGTTTTTTTAGGTAGTACAATAGATTCCTGCTGTATGTATGGCACTTGCTGCCAAAGTCCGTTAAAATTCATTATAGCGACTGGATCAAAGTCGTCAGAACTGCGTAAATATTTTGGCTTTAGTACGAACTGGCCTGCGTCCTTATTTTTTTCTACTATCATTGTGGACTGCGCCCAGCGGTCTGTATTAGATCCTAAATGCCCTAGCGTTTCTCCTTGTCCTTTGCCTAAATGTATTACGCCAATCATAAGGACGTTATACTGTTTCGTGATCCGCTTAAACCAGTTAGTAAGCCTGCGCGTTTCTTCTTCGCTATTGTAATTTAGACATAGATCCAAAAGTCCGTCCACAATAATACAGGCGCAGTCGCTGTGATCTATTAAATACTGCTCAATCATTGCGCGAATACGTCCAGGCATATCCTCACGAAAAGAAAAAGCGTCAAATGTACTAGGCAGGCTTTTTTTATCAGCAAGCGCTAGGATCTTATCAATCTGCCTGTAAAAATCAAAGTCACTCATTTCAGTATCAAAATAGCCGATCCTGGGCCGATCTATAGGTAGTTGCAGTTTCATTCCCCAAATGCCTTGAAATGGCGGCACTAGGGCTGAAGCTGCGGCTGCGCCTACAAACGTGCTTTTAGAAGCCTTTGGTAAGCCGCTAAAAATGATGTAGGACTGTAACATTCCAACTACCTTGCTTTGAATAGTAAAAATCGGCTGCTGGATAGCAGGCCGCTGCGCAGGGTTGTATTTCCTGGCCTTTAGTAAGTCAGTTAAGTTAGGTAGTTCGTTTGTCATTTGTTAGTAATTCCAATAACTAGAAAGCCATAGCATAAAAGCTAAAATAACGAATAGCCATAATTTAGGACTATTCAATAATCTGTAAATTGTCTTTTTCATTGTCGTTTGTTTTATGTAGTTCATCAATTAGTTCCTGGGCCATTACGATTGCTGCCTGGGCTGGCGTTAGCATGTCGCCATTTTTAGTTAGCTTTTTTGTACTGGCTAATTGTAAGTAATGCGGCAATAGTTGCAGGGCAAAATACTCTAATTTAGATAGTCCAGGGATCGGCGCAACAATACGGCCCAAATTGTCCTGTGCTACTTGCGGCGGAAACGCAGGCTGGTTGTAATGTGTGTTTTGCATTTTTTGTATGTTTTGATTAAAAAAATAATAACAAAAGCAATTTCTATAATTGCTAGTAGGCTGTAGCATAATGACCAGGCGAAAGCATAGTCAATCGCTTTCCAAATTTTACCTAGTAATTTCATTAGGCAAGTATTGACTGTTTGCAAGCTGGCGTTGATAGTAGTCTATGCTATCATCAATAAGGACACGCATTTCCATTGCCAGGTTAAATGGGATCAAGCGCTGCTCTACTAGCGCTTTACTGCCGCAGTCAAAAGTTACCTGGATAGATACAATAGATCCGTCCAGGTGCTTACCAATAAATTGTAAAGTATTAATTTTTCCCTCTAGCATTGACTTGTAAGCTGCTAGATCTGTAGCTGTAGTAGCCATAGTAAAGATTTTAGGTTAGTAAGTTCGTTTGTCAGTACGAATTTATAGTAACTTTTTTCATATAAACAAAAAAAAATCTAGCTGTGACTGGCTAGATTATTTAAAATGCTATAAATTAGTATATTATGACAAGAATAACTCTGATTCTAGTTTTCGCCTATTTGTTAGTCCTGGCACTACTTGTCCTGCGACTTTATTCCACTTTAAAAACTCCGCAGCTATAGCCTGGCTGTTTTCCCCTGCATTTAGTTTTCGCAGTAGTGTTGATCTACCAAATGCACCTAGTCCTATATTGTATGCTAGGCTAGTTAGCGCTGCTAGTTGATTATCTGTTACTGGACGTTTTATTAGTGCTTTTACGCGGCTAGCAACGCTAGCTGTTTGAATCTTTAACCAGCGCAGCGCAGTTTCTTTAGTAATGCTGTCGCCTTGCTTTATAGGTAATCCAGTATCGGGATTGATTGTTGTACCGTAGCCAATAGTCCAAATGCCGCCGCTATCTTTATAGGCGCGTAGACGTAGGCCCTCAAAATCTGCTATAATCTTTGCTGCGTCCACTTTACTACTTATCAGAATAAGGCCCAGTATTGCTAATGCAATAATATAATTCCTGTAGCCTTTCATTTATTAGATCCCTGTTTTATCAAAATCTTTAGCTGCACCTAATCCGAGGCCGCCTGTGATAGCTGTAATGCCTGTTGCCCAGTCGCCTTTAATACAGGCTGCTATGCCACCAATGATAGTAGCAAAGCCGAAAAATGTGGTTTTCCAATTTTTGCGCATAAATTAATCTTTTATTAAATGCTCTAAAAGTAGGTCTAGCTTTGTTTCTAGCCTGGTTAGTCTGTCGCTGTGCTCGTCGTGCGTACGCTGTTTATCTTCTAGGGCTTTTACCCTGTTATTTAAAACACCGTAAACTGCGCCAGCGCTAAATATTGCACTAATTAGCGTTACTATTGTCGCTTGATCCATTTTCTTTTTTGCTTTCTTCTGCGATCTGTGCGTTCACTTCACGCAGTTTTAATTGTAAAAATTCAATGTTTGCAAGTAAGTCGTAAGCCTGCGCTTTTAGTTCCTGTAAGTTTGCCATTTTTTAAGTTTTAAGGTTGTAAAGTTAAGTTAAGCTGCGTACAAATATACTGGTATGCATATAAATTAACGTCGCTAGCGTCAGACCACGCCGCATAATCAGCGCCGCTTATTGTGCTATTGCCCTGGGTTAGTGACTGCTTTGTTTCGTTGCCGTCAGCGTCTTTTGTGACGTTAGAAATAACCCAATAAAACTGAGCGCGATCACTTAAGTTGTCATTAACTATTGAAGCGTCAATCCAGTTGCCTGTTTCGCTTTGTCCGTTTTGCCAGATCTCAACTGGCTGAATTGAATATCCCATTTTTATATTTTTATGTTACGATTGCTAATTTGTAAAGAGTGCCGCCAATATCAACTTCAATATACTGGCTAGTGCTTAATGTTACTGTAGCTGCAACACGGCTGCCTAGTTTCCAGGCTGCGGCTGTTCCACCACTAGGTGCGGCTGTTTTTACGGCACCAGTTGGTATAATTAAATCAGTTACAGTTCCTGCATTATTTCCAGCAAAATGTGCAAATGACGTAGCAGAATCATTTATTAGTGTTAAAGTTTTACCATTTGCATAAAATGTGCTATCATAGCTTTGTTGAAATTGTGTATAACCATATCCACCTGTATTTCTAGATAATGTTAGTAAAATAGTTGATCCAGTTGTATTAGTTGTACTAAATAAACCTGCACCATTGACCTGCAATTTTTGCCCTGCGTCAGTCGTTGTGCCGATAAGAACGTTAGCTGCTGAGGTCATTGTCATAATGTTACTACCACCATACAAATTAAATTGTAAGTTAGCGGCTCCACTGGGTGTTTGTAATGCAAAATATCTTACATTATCATCGCCAATTAAAAACTCTTGAGCAGTTGAACCGCTACTCAACATCATAGACGTAGTAACCTGTAATTTTCGCTGTGGTGTGGTAGTTCCAATTCCAACATTTCCGTCTCCACGAACTATAAATTTTGCAGTGCCTAAAGTATTTTGAACATTTATTAAATTGTAAGCTGTTGTATCACCTCTTGCTACTGAAACATTTAATCCATTCCCAACATAGCCACCAGTACCAGTAACAATAAAACTTGAATCTAATGTTCTAATATCACCAACTACATCTAATTTGTAGCCACTATTAACCGTAGTTCCTATTAAAGTCGTACCATTAAAATAGTTAGTATCGCTAGCGCCCTCTTGATAAATTCCCCACCTATTTGTATAAGTAACTGTACCAGTATTGGCCGTTTGGTCGTTAATTAGTAGGCCATAGTTATTTGTAATTGTAACCGCACTACCGCTGTTATCTGGAAACAGTACCCTTAAGCCTGCCAGGTGCGTTATTGTGCCTGTCGCTGTGCCTGCAAAGGCCCATCCCGTTGTTAAATTACTGTATGCCCTTATTTGCGTTCCCTGGCTTTGCGTTAATGTGCCGCTGCCAGTAAAGCTAACCGTATTGTATGCGTCTAGTCCGCTGCGCGCACCGCTTGGGATTGTGGCATTACCGCCAAGTGATAAATTTAATGTTGCGCCTAGCGCCTCAATAGTATTAGGACTACTAAAAGTAGTGCCAGCCGCCGCCGTTAAGTTATAGGCAAAATAGTTTCCGCGTGCTAGTCCTGTTGTGTACGTCTGTGTCGCTTGCCAAATTGTTTTTCCTGTAGCCGCAAAAATTTGTGCAATGTCAGCGCCAAGCGTTTGTCCAAATATTCTAAAATAGTTTGTACCGCCGTTGTATGTGTCGCCTATACTAAAAGTCGTAGTGCCTGTGCGCTGAAAAGTTAAATAATTATTATTCGTAGCGCCTGTGCTATTTATTTGCACGTTAGTTCCTGTGCCGTGTACGTCTAACGGTGCGCCTGGCGTGGCTGTAAATAGTCCTAGTCCTGTAGCATTTAAATAAGCTACAGCAGTAGAACTACCAGCGCTTTGCACGTTAAAACGGTATCTAGTAGCATAAGCCGCCGCCGCTGCGTTTGTCGTTTCAATAGTTAGCTGTGTAGTCTTAAACGTACCAGCGTCGTCAGGTAACTGAAAATGTAAGCCTGTACCCATTCCAGCTGCAGCCGTTCCACTAGAAAGGCTGTGCTTTACTACTAAAGGGTACTGTCCGCCTGTTGTATTAGTTGATTTTTCTTCAATTACACCAGCGTAGCCGCTGCCTGTAGCTGTAGTATTTAGCGCCCATAATGCTGTAGCTGTAGTGCCGCTGCCTGCGCTAGTTGTATAATTAGAATAAATACCATAACCGTCTGTCTTTTTAGCTTCAATAGCTGCGCCAGGCGTAGCTGTATTTACTCCTAAATATCCATTTGTATTATCCCAAAATAGGTTAGCGCTGCTACCTATAGCGTTTGTGCCAGTAAAATAGGCCACTTGCGTAGCTGTACCGCTACCAGTAATAGTGCTAGATCCTGGGCCGCCTATTAGATCCCAGCTAGTGCCGTTATCTCTATAGATCTCAAAAGTATCTGTAGAAACAAACAGCCTACCAGTTTGGCCTGCCGCTGGTCTATTAGCAAACGTATTGCTATTGATCGCTGGCGATCCAAGCTGGTTAAGTATATTAAAATTGACAAACATTAAACGTATCTTTTCAGAACTACTGTTAGCTGATTAACTCCTGCGCCGCTAAAATTAAATGAATATACTTTGACATTCATTTCGTCCACGTTTCCTGTAATGTTCCAGGACTGGTTAGGCGTGAGCAAAAAGTTATCTACAGTAACATTGGTAGTTCCTTGATTAACAAAAATTACAGAATTTGCGTTAGTGTCTGTTTGACCGCTTTGCTGAAAGGTTTTTGTTTCAGTTATGTATTTTCTGCAACTCATTTACAGGCGTTTTTATCAGCCGCGTATCTCTGCGCGTCTGTAGTTGTATCGGGTAAAAATGTAGTTTGATCTATTGTATCAGCAACAATGTTTTTAGCTTGTCTAGCTGCCTGTTTTGCACTAGGCGATCCTGCGCCACTCATTTTCTTACTTCTAGCCCAATAGTAATAAACTACTGCTGCTGCTGCTATGTATAACCAGGTTGTCTTTTTCATCTTTATATTTTTAGCATAAAACTTGATCATCTGAAATACCTCTAACAAAAGCTGGCTGCTGTAATGCTTTAGTTACTGCTTTAGCTTTTTTCTTCGTTATTCCCTTTGCTACTGCTTTTTTAATTGCTGCTGCCTTTGCTGCTTTTGCTGCTTTTTCCTGCGCTGTTTTTTTAGGAAACAGCGTCTGCACTAATTTTGTTCCTACCTCAATAGGCGTAGGCTTAACAGTAGCCGCGTAGTCTGCCTGGTATTCGGCGCCAGTTTGAATTTCTGGACTTTCAGCCGTTACAGATACTTTAGGACGTCTTTTTCTAAACGCCATAAATGCCAGCGCTGCGCCTGCAATTAAAATTATTGGTAATATATTTTTTTTCATCTGTTTGGTAGTTTATCTGTAAAGGTTAGTAAAGTTTTTAGCTGACTATCAGAAAGGCCGTCCCAGGGTAATAGTCCTCCGCCATTGGTTAGAAAGGTTAGTAGATCCTCTTTATACTTTTGCTGAAATACATCAGCTAGCCATGAAACAGCTGCCTTGCTAGGTAGCTGACTAAATGCAGCCATAATAGCGTTAAAGTCGTCCTGGAAAAGCCCAAAGGCTTTATGGATCTGATCTGCTAGCATTTCTGCTTTAGATCTAGTAATAAGTCTGCCTCCTGCTCTTTTATAGTATGCTGGCTTAAAATAGCTTCCTGGATCAACTATTTGCTGACTTGCTGCCTTTGTGCCTGGCCCTGCGGCCAGCCCTCCAGCAATTAGCAGGCGCTTTATGGCTGTAAAAGCTAGTAGGCCGCCTCCTATTAATAGGACGTCAGTAGTAGTAATATTTAATCCTTTATTTGCCATATTATTTGCGCAGCATTGATAGCAGCATAGTGATTTGACTTTCGGGCATAGCTGCCAGCTTTGCCAGGTCGTCAGTAGTCACTCCTTTACTAAATAAAATTTGCAGCGTAGTTTCTATGTCCTGCGTTCCGCTTACAGCTTGCACTCTAGGTCTAGGACTTAATAAGTTGCCTAGTCCTTGCATTAACATCTGACGAAATTGGGGATCTTGTAAAAAGCCAGCTAGGATCGTTGCAGGCGTTGCTGGCGCTTCAGCTTCTTCAACTTCGTCCTCATCATCTTCAGCGTCCATTTCTGCTAGTCTTTCAGCGCGTAGTGCGCGGATCTCATTTAAAATTTCATTATTGATCTGCGCCTGTTGATTGCTTACGCCATATCCTGCTATCATTCCTACTGGTGCTTCATTACATACAAAAACTTTATTTAATGCTGGCGTAGATTTCTCTTTATCCTTATCATTAAATATCCCTAGTACGAAATTATTGTAGTCGTCACTAGAAATTAGAGAAAGTTCAGATTGTAGTTTCTGATATCCCTCGTCTTTGTCTTTGCCGTCATAAGCGCCTGTAATGTTTCTAGGCATTACAGAAAATCGGTACAGTTTCCAGGCCGCTTGCGGCTGTTCATTATACCAATTTAAAACGGCGCTTGCGCTGCGTAGTTGTGCGGTCGCTGCCATAGTTGTTAAATATAATAAACTCCAAAAATGAAGCTAAAATTGCTTGTGTTAGCTGGTGCGCTAGCAATTTGAATAAATGACTTATCCCAGGTCACTTTTTGTCCTTGAAATTCGTACAAAGCGCGTACAAAAGGCGTGCTAGCGCTAGTTGTAGCCTGTGTGCGTACAAGTGATACTAAAGGGATTCTGTATAAGTCCTGGCGTTCATTTGCATAGAGTACCAAATAACTTTTTTGCAAAATAGCTGCTGTAGCTACTGCAACATTATTAGGCGAAGCTGTCATTGTATCAATTCCAAAAGTTTCCATTGCTAAAAGGCTAGTGTAACGCAATTTTGGCAAATCGGGAAAACTGAACTGAACTTGTGTATTACCTCCAGCAACTCCTGGTACTAGTAGTTCTACTAGTTCGTATTTAGCGGCTTTAAATGCCATTGTAAAAAGTTTAAATAGGGCCAGCAATTAAGCTGGCCCTGGTTAAAATAATGATTAACGTACTGGTGTAACGTTTTGTGCCAAATGTCCACGAAGAATCAATACCGCGCGGCTGTTAGTTTCAACAGCTGTCATTGCTGCTGGTAACTGCACTTGCAAAGTATTTTGTTTAGATCCTACGAGTACCCAAGCTGGCTCAATTGGATAGAACGCGCTATCTGCACCGCTTTGCTGATCCTTAAATGCTTGCGTGTTTGCTGCATAGTAAGGCGCTGACTGCTGCTGTGTGATAGGCACGTTGTAATGACGGTATAAGTCATAAGCAGGCACAATTTGACGGTTATTAACTGTCAAAGTTAAGCTGCTGTTGTACCAGTTAAACAAACTAGTCGCTGTGTTTGAAGCTGTGAAAATTTGAGCATTGGGGTAAGTTACTAACTGATAGCTAGTATCTGTGCTGCTGCTAGGTTTAGCAAAAAACAGTCCAATGCTAGAACATACGAAAGCGTCCTGTAAATTCAAGCGCTGCTCGGTGTTAAAGCTAGTTGTGTTAGAACTAGAAACGTCATTTACTAAAACTGGAAATTGATAGTTTGTAATGCTGGTAGATAGTCCAACTTCCAAACGTAAATAAGACTGTGAAAGTACAGCCTGTCCTAGCGAAAAACCAGCGCTATTGATAGCCTGTTTCGCTTTTTCAAATGCAAGGCGTG